CTTTCATTGTACTATTTCTTACTCTATACTATTATATAGAAATAATTTTTTTATAATTCAATAATATTATAAATAAAAAATTTTGTAGAATTATCTAGGTTTTTAATATTAATAGTTTTTATTTTATCAATTATAGAATTGTATTTTACGACAGATAAGATTTTATATAATTGTTCTAATAAAATATCGGATATATATTTATATATATTATCATTATTTATAATGTTAATAACATAATCAGCGATATTATCTAATAATATAATTAATTCTTCTGTTTTATATTTAATCCATATCTTGTTAATATTATTTATCACGCGTTTCCATTTTGTATATTCGCAATATAAATCATACTCGTCGTTTAATATTAAGAGATTATTGTCATATATATATTTCGGTGGATCCCATTCTTTATTATTAATATAATTTTCCCATAGTTTATCAATCATAATTTTTAAATATTCTTTATCAAATAAAGATAGCAGATTAGCGTATATATCATTATCGCTTGTTTTAATATAATTCCAAATAATCATGTAGACATCGTCAGTATTGTCATTTAGTCCAATAATCTCTTTAATTTTTTCGCAAATACTATCCTTGTTTTTAATACTTAATTTATTTAAATTGCCTATTAAACATCTTTTGAGTTCTGACTTTTTAGTAAAATCAGGTATTATAATATGAAAACGCGATTTAATCTTCGGTTTATTGGTGTATTTCTCTTTATTATTATATATTTTTTTTGCCCATATCATTTTTGGGTCATAGAATGAATTAAAGCACGAATAAGTATCTTTAATTTCTATCGCCTTATCCAAAATATTTTTGGGAATATCTATAGAATTATAGGTATCTTTAAATTGTTCTATACTAATCTTGATGATTTGTTCGTCCATTATAATTAGTTATTTCAAATAATCTTATATATTGATATATAATAGTAATGGGCGGTTCTTTAAATGGAAATAAATGAATATAAACAATATTACCATGGTATAAGAATACATAAGGCAGAAACAATAATAATGAATAATGTACGAAATAATTAATAAACTAGAAGAACTATATTCAAATAATCTTGTATATAGGACTATTATTGTGTGCGATGATATAGATAAGTATAATAATATACTTAATAATCATAATTACGATGCCTATATATTAAAAGAATATGATAGTAGCACAGATTATGATTCGTTGGATGTGAGGATTTTTCTAATAGAAAAAGCGGTATTTATGAGATTTATAAATGCCTATATGTTGGATAATAAAAATATGGAATATAACTATGGAAGACACTTTTATAATTCAATTATAATTCAATTGGATAATGATATTAGTGAAGAAACAGAAAAAATAAAAAGAGATTATAGTGAAATATTGAATAATAGCGATGATATTATTATCTAATAATAATTTAGAGGAATAGCGGGTAATAAAACATGGCGAAAAAGAGTTTTTTTAGCAGTGATATATTAATGATGATTACAATAATAGTGTTTCTATTATTTGCGATTGTAATATTATTCGCATATAATAAAAATAAAATTATGGAGGCGTTTACTGGAAACACATCAAGTAATAAATATGTGTTAGAATATTACTATATGGATGGTTGCGGACATTGTGACAATTTTAATAATTCCGGTGTATGGGAGAAATTAAATAATAGTTATGGTACTAACATTGAGTTTAAAAAATACAATATGCGCGATTGTAAAGATAGAATAGAAAAATATAACATATCCGGATTTCCTACGATAATTATAATAGATAAGAGTAATTCCGAGAAAAAATTAGAAGAATACAACGATGATAGAACTTATGATAAATTTAAGATATTTATAGAGAAATACGTAAATGCCGAATAAACGCAAAAATAAAGGACATGGGGTAAATAAAGTATATAAACCATTAATAAAACTTTATATTAATAAAGGATATAACTGAATAAAATGGGAGGCGGGTTGATGCAATTAGTTTTAAAGGGTAATATGAGTGAATATATAACATTACAACCACATATTAATTATTATAAATATGTTCTTAAAAAACATACTAATTTTTCTATGGAAACAATAGTAATCACTTCGACCGGTGATAATAATATTGGATTTCGTAAAACTTCATCAGATTTACGAGTTAATTTTAAAATAAAGAGATATGCTGATTTATTATCAAATTTATTTTTGACATTCAATATACCGGATATATATTCGGATAATACGTTAAAGTTTAGGTGGGTTAATAATTTAGGTTTTAATTATATTAAAGAGGCGAAAATTAGAATAGGGGTTGTTAATATAGAAACATTGTATGGCGAATGGATGAATATATGGAATGAATTAACTACAAAAGATAACATAGAATACAATAAGTTGATAGGAAATATAGATGAATATATAAACCCTTTTAATTTTGTTCCAAAATATCGCGTAGTAAATAATAGGCTTTATAATGTAACATATCCTATTTCAAGTTATAATCCGGACCCTAGAAAATTCAATAATCCAAGTATAAGAGAAAGAAAAATTCAAGTTCCTCTTGATTTTTGGTTTACTAAAAATCCTTCTTTAGCGCTTCCATTATTAAAATTAGAGAATAATGAAGTTGAATTAGACATTTATATAAATGACAGGGCATTTGAAGGATTATATCAGGTATGGAGTAATATATTGAACACTTATGTGAGTCCATCGATGTACAATGAACTTCATAATCCCGATGTAGATATAGATATCACAAAATTTGTTAAACCGAGCGATTATACGTTTAATGTTAATAATGAATTATTATGTACTTATGTATATCTAGATAGTGTGGAGAGAAGTAGTTTATTATTAAATACAAACCAAATAGATTATATTATTAATACTGTGAAGAAAACTCCTACGACAGCAATAAGTGATAACCATACATTAATAGATATAACAAACGCTAATCATCATATTAAAGAAATTATATGGATTACGAGAAGAAGTGATTCTATATTTAACTTTAATAATTATACTAATTATACAGCGGATCACGAATATAATGAAGGTATGGGAATATTAAAACGCGCGTCTATATTATGGAACAGGGAGATAACTCGCACAGATTATGACGCAAATTATTATAATCAGATAGAACCATATAAATATCATACTAATATACCACGAACGGGTGTTTATTGTTATTCATTTGCATTATTTCCAGAAAAACAAATAAACTCCGGTTCTTATGATAATACCCAGATAACTACATCTCTGTCGATAAATGTTAATACTGATATTAAACGCACGGATAAATATAACTATATTGGAAATATATATAAAGAGGTAGTAAAAAACAATTATCCTGTTAATTTCGAAATTTCTATATATGTACAAGAAATAAATGTTTTTACAGTATTAAATGGAAGCGCAGGATTAAAATTCAGTTAGTGCAACTCTTTATATCTTTTGACTATTAAGATATTCTTTTTATATTCTTTTATATAATTAAAAGTATTATGGATTTATTTGTGCTAATAATAATAATTGTTTTCGTTTTTATAATAAAATATCTAATAGATACTATAAATTCGTTAAACGGCGAGATTAGAGAGATTAAAGATAAGTGTATAGGCGAATCTAAAAACGCCGGTAAGGGTATAACATTTACAAAAAATACTCAAAAACCTTATGATAATATTAATAATGATATAGTTAAAAACATTATGTATTTTAAGGATTATTTTGATAATAAAAGTATATAAATAGATATAAATAATATAAGCGTTTATAATTAAATGCCGAGAAAAAGTAAGAACAGTGATGTTAAATCTACAATAGATAAAAAGAAGGGTTTAATGAATACTATTGTAAAGGATGTTGTATTAGTTGAAAATGAAGATATTATATTACAATTGCCTATATCCGATAGTGATATAAATAAAATAAGTATTACGGAAAAATTATTGGAAGCCCCGACGCCTTATGAACCTAATTGTTGTTATATAAATGAAACTAATTTTTATAATACAATTCAAGACAATTTAATAAACGAAGATTGTATTAAGGATAATAATATAGACTATAATGATAATATTATTAAATCTTCAAATAATTGTTATTGGTGCTGTCATCCTATTAAAGATAGGATTTACGGAATGCCTTATAAATATAATAATATTACAAATACTTATATATTATTTGGTAATTTTTGCTCATTGGAATGCGCGAATGCCTATAACTTTTCTTCGCATTGCGGGAGCGATAAAGTATGGGAAATAAATAGTTTAATACAAATGTTAAGTAAGCATTTTGGATGTTCGCGCCCTATACGCCCTGCTCCTTCGCGATTTTTACTAGATATATTTAACGGACCCATGAATATTGAAGAATTTCGCAAAGGTCATCATACAAATGATAAGACACATTTATTAAATCTTCCGCCTATGATAGCGACAACATATAATTACGAAATTGTTAATACTTCTTATCTTAAAAATATCACAGATAATATGAATAATAAAATGGAATCAAAGAAAAATAAAAAATGATATAAGAACAATAAAACAATTATTATTGTGAATTACTAATTAACTAGAATAATAATGAGTATCTCGAATACTGATTATGACACGAACGGCGCAGATAATACGAAGGATATACATTTTTCACCATATCGAGTTTCTACTATAACATGTAATGCGAATATTGGTAAAGATATTAATTTGAATTTAAAAATGTTATTTGAAAATATCTTAATCATCGATAAGGATGATACTGGCGGTATTGTGTGGGCGCAATATATGAAGGATGGCGAAGATTTAAATAGAGGAACTTATCCTAAAAAGCGGAGAAATAGTAAGAAAAATAAAATGAAAAAAAATAGATTTGATAATCAAGTAACTATTATATATAAGAATGATAACTATATGCCGAATGTGAAAATATTTAAGAATGGGAATATTCAGATAACTGGGATAAAGATAGTAGAAGATACGGAGATAATTGTAAATCATATTATTACAAATATTAGAACTATTTATACGAATATCAGTAATGATATTATAAATAATAGGGGCGATGATTATGAATTAAAATTGCTATATCAGAATTTTAAAATTAGGATGATTAATTCGGATTTTAAGGTTTATAGCGACGAATCTTTGACAAATCCATTCGGATTAAAGAGACGCGAGATACATAAGATATTCATTAGTGATTTATATAATAACAAGTGTTCTTTTCAACCGGGAATATATCAAGGTGTTAAATTGGAATATTTCTGGAATAAATGTAATGATAAAAAGAATGGTATCTGCTATTGTCCTAAAAAATGTTATGGTAAAGGGAAGGGAGAAAATATTGGTGATTGTAAAAAGGTTACGGGGGCATTGTTTGAAAGCGGTAGCATATTAATTACAGGCGGCGTATCCTTTGAACAAGTCGACGAAGTATATAAGTATATTTGTAATTTCTTGATAAAACATAAAAATAATATTAAAAAAACGCAACCTACTGCGCTAACTACTACATCAGAAATCCAAGAAATCGAATAGTATATTTAAGTATTACATACCACAACTCTTAAGAGAATGTATTTAATATTATTGACTAATTATGTATATGGCAACTAAAATTATAGTTATCATTTTCATTACCTAAACTATATTTTTTATATTTATCAGTATCTATAAAATTATTTCCGGGTCTATTATAAGATGGTATATGATGGCTAGCGTAAAACTGCGATGCGTATGCTACGGCATCAGGTTCTACGGGAGGCATTTTATAACTATTACCCCATGGTTTTTTATCAAATAAAACTTCTCCTGTATATAATCCGGCATTTTTTGGTTGAGGCGGCACAGGAACATTGGGATTATAATCTAGTTCGGCATACTCTAATTCTTTTTTCATTATTCTATATATAAAATAGATATTATTATATAAAGATAAAATTAATTTAAAATAGTATGAGTTCAGAAAGAAAAAAGAGAAAAATAGCAGATTTTGTAAAAGATGGTATGGAAACGGAGGATATTAAGATGATGGTACAGGATATTATGTTATTTATGACAGAGAACAAGGCGAAATATGGTTCTCATGAAGAACTATTAAAACAACTCAAAAAATCGATAGAAGGAATCTTGTTTTTTGAGGAAAGATATCCAATGTTATACTCTATGGTTACAAAAGAAGAGGGTTTTGAATATAGTAGTCTAGAGTATTTTTTACAGATGCGAGATAAAATTATAAATAATCAATTATCTTCAGAGCAAGCCTCTAAACAGGTAGGACAGGTATGGTTTGATAAATATTATAAAAACCCCGAAGGAAAATAGAGAACTCTTTAATTTATCCTAATTTATTTTTACAGATTATATATAGTTTTTTAAGATATAATATAGCATTCTAAAGCATCCAAAAATAAATATAAAATTTATAAAGAAAAATTTGAGTACATAACTTTTTATTTTCTAAAGTTTCAAAAGTTTTCTAGAAATTTCTAAATAAAAAAAGTTATGTACTCAAATTTCAAAATATGATTTTAAAGATTATTTGGTTTCCTATCAGGACTCATAAAGGATTATAGAGAAATATCTTAAGACATGCCTATGGCATGGGCTACCTTTTTGAGGGATTCTATGTACTCTAAGAATATTTCAAAAATCTCTAAAATAATTTGAGTACATAACTTTTTTTATTTAGAAATTTCTAGAAAACTTTTGAAACTTTAGAAAATAAAAAGTTATGTACTCAAATTTCAAAATAGGATTTTAAAGATTATTTGGTTTCTTATAGAAGGATACTAACATATTTATATATTTATATGTTTTAGATGATTATAGAGTTATTTACATTTTCTTTAATAATAGGCGCTATTGTAGGATTACTTGGTATAGGAGGCGGTATATTATATTTACCCTTACTAGTTCATTATAATTTTTCATTTCAGCAAGCAGTCGCTATATCTCTTTTCTTAAATACTATACCTAATGCGCTACCCGGATTATATTTATATTATGAACATGGATTTTTTGATTTTAATACTGCTATTATAGTAGCATCAGGGAGTATATTAGGAGGTATTGTAGGAGCATATTTAGGTACAAATAATTATATAGACGATAAATCATTATATCGCATATACACAATACTTTTATTATTTACAACGGTTTATATGTATTCATATTACTGCTAAATAAAAAATGATAATATAGATTATTTAATAGCAGAATATATATTAGACAAATTGAATTCTCCCTGATTTATTTTTATATTTTTTAAATATATTTAGACATCATATTTTACTAAAAATTGATATAAGCGTTTAAATATATATATTTTTTAACAAAGTATTATTATGAATAGCGGAATGCTAATCTCGAATGTCCCCCCTACCAATCTAACTGAATTAATTGAAAAAACTTATAGTAATTACGATGGTAATAGTTCTTATGCCAATACCCTCATTGCTACTCTTAAGACGTATCATTTCTGGCCCAATATCAAAGTTAAGAAATTTAAGAATAATGATGATATTGTGCTTCTTCATAATAATTACAAGATGAATGATATTTACGAATACAAAGAGTTGTATGAGCAGTGTAGGAGTATTGTCTTGGACTTTACGTTATCTTGTAATAATAATGTTGTAGTAACATATGCTAATTCTATTCCGCGAAGAATTAGTTATGAAGAATATGTCAGTTCGCCTCTGTACAACGCGACTGACAAATGCTATGAAGCATACGACGGAACTATTATTACAGTTTATAATTATAAAAATCAGTGGTATTTCGGTACTTCGAGTTGTCCCGATGCGAATAGTTCAAAGTTTTCGCATCCTACGAAGTCCCATGGTAAGATGTTCGACGAGGTACTAGAACAATTTTATAGTAGAAATCCCGAAATTGTTGAAAAGATGTCTCAAGTATCTCCTGATGATGTTAGCGAATCTTTGCGCGCGATGTTTGTGTCTAATTTGAATCCTGAGCACGCATATGAGTTTGTACTAATTCATTATGAAAATAAACATATTATTGATTATAGCGATGTTCTTGGTGAAAATTATAAGGAACTTGTACATATCAATACAAAAAATAGGATTACATTGGAAGAATATGATATTAACGAGGCGTCAATTCAAGAACTCTATAATATGGGAGTTAGATATCCGGCATATTTCGCGGATATTAATCAGGCGAATCTTCATATTAATCAAAATAAAAGTTATGGATTGATTATTAAGAAGAAAATGGAAGGAGAAAACTTTTCGCGACTATATAAAATTTCATCAATGTATATTAATTATCGCGAAGAAACTGACCCTTGCCATCCTAATGTATGGATGAATATTCTGTCGGTATATATGAAAAATAAACAGAATTATACAATCAAGGATTATATTGCTACATATAATCCTAACATTCAGATTCCTGTTGATAATAATGGAAGACAGATTGACCCTACATATTTGGTCCATACGATTATTTCGACAATTAAGGATAGTCTGTATAGTTATTACAAGTCTACGACGACATATAATCCTACATACAAGAGATATAAGATGAATAAGGAGATGGATAAGCAATTCGCTCCAATTATTCAATATCATTTGGCGCAATTGAGAAACCTACAGGTTACCACATTTAATAAGAAACTAATTACCTGTTCGAACATTTATTATTATTTGTGCCAATGTAATGATGTTAAGAATATTAAAACCCTGATTCAATTCTTTGCTTCTAATCCAATCAATGAAATGCAATCGCGTACATCTATGTGTTTCGCAATAATGAATACATTGATTTCCTAAATTTCATAAATCTAAAATATATTGATAATAATAGATAAGACTAAAAAATATGGTTGATACTTTTTCTACACAAGGTTGGATATACATATTATTCAGTATAATATTAACTATCGTATGTTTAATATTAAATGTGTATATACAAGGCGCCGGATTATATTTACTAGTTTATGTAATATATATTTTTGTTATAATGCTAACTGGTTATAATATAACCTGCTTGACAAAAGGAGAATGCCATATATGGAGTTGGATAGTCAGCATAATGTCTTTGATACCAATGGCATTATTAATAGCATTCTTGATATATTTTATTATATATGTTAAAAAATAAAACGTAATTTCATATATTTTTCTTTTTCTGGTAATAATTTGTTATATTATTTTACATAAATATAAAAAAATGATACAAAAGCATATCATAATTATTACGTTTCTCTGCTTATCTAAAGTACCAAAGCCTCGTGAAAGTCTCATCAAAGCCTCGTGAAAACTTCAATCTTCTTTAAGAAAAATGACCACGACTACCACAGAAACCGCACAATCTGCCTTATCAGTTATTTTCAAGGAACGTATTCGGGACATGCCAAATAATCTCGATGATAAGGAAATCCTGGCGTATTCGAAGATTATTAAGAATATTATAGAGTTGGAAAATGATTTACAGAAGATAGGAAAGGAAGAGGCGAAGGCGCAAACTGCTTTCTCCTGTGTCTTCAAGGAACGTATTAAGAATATGCCGGATGATATTGATGATAAGGAAATCTTGGTATATGCGAAGAATATTATAAAGTTGGTAAGGGATATAAACAAGATAGGGAAAGGAAAGAAGAATCCAGCAAATAAGGAATAAATTGTATATAATGTATTACAATGTATATAATGTATTTTTATATTTAATTATATTTTTTATTTTTAAAAATTGATATATAAAAATATTATAAACTATATATTAATAGGATGTTTTACAATTATAAGTTTGATTCTAGCGACCCTTCAAACAATCATAGTTTTGATATTCATGATGTAGATTTGGCTATAGTAAATGGTATTAGAAGAATAATCATGACTGATGTTCCTAATCTAGGAGCAATTGGTGAAAAACTAGATAAGGATGAACCTACTGTTGATGTTATAATTAATACTGGCGCTTTACACGACGAATTTATCATACATCGCATCGGATTGATTCCGATTTGTATGACAACGGATGAAATTGAAAATTACGAAGATAATTCGCTAGTTATTGAATTGAATGTAAATAATACTACTAGTAAAAGCGTCGACGTAAGAACATCGGATTTTAAGGCGAAACTAAATGACGTAGAACTAACCGAAAAAAAACTACGAGAACTCTTTCCTCCTAACAAAGTTTCTAAACATAATATATTAATTACGCGCTTAAGAGCGGGCGAACATCTTCATCTAAAAGCGAATATTGTAAAAAGAACGGGACGCGATAACGCATCATTTAATCCCGTTTCTCTATCTAACTTTTCTTATATCCAAGATCCTAAAGAAGCGAAGAAATATGATAGCATACTAGATAAAGAGAGAGCGTATTATAGAAATGAATACGGCGACCCTACAAAATTCAAGTTTGATATTGAGCATATCAATGTTAATATGGGGCCGCGATATTTAGTTCCGAAATCTCTAGATATTGTAATAAATAAATTGAATAATTTAATATCTGAATTGGTTAATATTAATACGTCAGAGATTGTAAAAATTCAGCAATTCCAAGATATTAAAGAGACATATGAGTTTATTATAGACAACGAAGATGATACACTGGGTAATATTATACAGTCTTATGTACATAATAATTATGTCAGAAGTAAGAAAGATGTTAATTCGACGCTCTGTAAATTCATAGGTTATATATGCCCACACCCTCTAAAAACCACTATGATTATTAGAATAACACTAGATGCTATTACAGAGAAGAACATGTTTATTACATTTATGGAAAAAATATGTAAGGAGATTATAAATGAATTAGTAGATATTAAGACAAAATGGAATAAATTCGCAATAGATAATAATGTATCATAATTTATATTATTATATATTAAAAGAAAGAGAAAAATTTAATAATGTCAATAAATATCAATGATATTGAGTATAATTACGAAGATGAGGAATTAGATGATATTGAATATCTTGAGATAATGAGTTTAGATGATATTATGAAGGATAATCCTTCTTTTATAGCATTGTCACGAGAAGATATAAAGAGTAATTTATTTGAGTTATTTGCCAATAAAAAGAAGGTCGATAATATAACCGACCTTTTTTATAATATACTAAATAATAATGATGCTAATCGTGGAAAATTAAAAGAATATGACAATTATATATTTAATGCCGAAGTAGAAAAAAAAGATTCTAGTGCTGATACGATGGATAAAAATGATGATACCCTAAATTTTAACAATTTGAAAAAGAAAGCAGTATTAAATCACGATGAAGCGAAAGATAAGTATTTTTTTGCCATTAGATATAATACGGATTCTGCGAAACTGCGATTTAAACCCGACGCAAAAATTAATATTACATTAGAACCTAATAATAAATACTTTCCAATATACTATCCAGTATTTCCAATTGACGATGTTAATATTCCTATTATATCTGCTTATTACAAAATTCCCAAGGCGATTATAAATGATTACGTATATACCAAAATTACGTCGCATTTAACTAAAACCAAAAATATCAATCTTGTATCTTCAGAAAATTATGAGAATATAAATGATTTAGTCAAAGATGTTAAACCAGATATCAATAATGTTATAGATTACCTTAAAAAATGCTTTGAATATGATTATTATAATATAGAAATTGCTTTGAATAAATTTGGTAAATCTCTAGATTTTATTAACACAGACGACTTCTCTATTTTATGCGATTATTTGACAACAGTTAGTGAAAAATATAAAGAGCGAAAAAATATATCTAGACGAATCAATATTAAAAAACCCGATATTATAAATAAAAAGTTGATTTTCTTTGACAAATTGAGTACCACAATACAGTTATTAAATTTATCAGAAAGCGCCGTTATGTATTTAGATAAAAATAAAATGAGCCTACAGGATTATCGCGATAATAATATATTGGCAGATAAAATAAAACGATTGGAAGATTTTAAAATATACGAAATAATACAGGCGATTAAATCAAATGGGAACTCCGACGATAACTCTGTAATATTAGAAGTATTAGATATTATCAAGCATACTCTTAAAAATAGCAATATAGTAGAAGCGATACAATCAATCGATAATATATTGAAAACATATGATAAAAAGGAATTGGTATTAAAGAAATATGAAATAGTAAGAAAGGATAATGAATATTCGCGCAATCACATTTTTGATTATGATAAGGATGGGAAACAATATATATTATCATATCGCGAATTAAAGGAAATTAAAGATAGTCACTATAATGAAAATTATGAAGGCATAGCCGAGAAGGAATTTGTAGCAGAATCTATGTTTGAGAATGACGATAAAATCGCCTATATAAACAACGGATTCGCGAATGCCGATGTTAGTGATATTATAGATTTTAATAAATTAGATATTAATAAATATATACATAATATAAATTATAAGACCGAATTAGGTTTCGTAGATAGTTTAGAGCATATTTTGAAAATTATGTATGACTTCGGCAAATTCGCCTGTATAGATTTTGATTACGACGCATTATCTAGGGAACTTTTCAAAAATAGTCGTTCAATATATAAACGAGGAGATTTATATAAAAGTACATTTGAAGATAAGGGAGTAGAAGTAAGCGATGAAATTATTACTTATTTGGATAAGTTATCTCCCAAATTTATGTTAAATATATTGGGTAAAAGAGAGGCGCCTTTTACAGACATTGCCGATGATGTTGAAGAAATAATTATTGACTGTAATAATATATGGCAAAAAGAGTTTAATAATATGTTTTTAAACGCCATTGCTTCTTGTATAATAAATATACAAGAGGGAATATTAGATGACACTATAGCAATAAATGTAGATTTTTTGAATGGCAATTTCATAAGTTATTGGGATAATTGTGGGACGCCTATTAATAAAAAAGATGAACGCGGAGTAATGACATATATAATAGAATCTCTAAAGGAGTACTTAATAAATAATAGTAATAACGAATTTTTAATAGATACCGAAGATATATTTAAACGAACATATAAAGTGATTGAAGAATATTATTCAGTTAATATTGATATTATGAAGAAAAAGGATGAAATATGTAAGGAGAAAAAGAAAGAGTTAAAGGGTAAAATAGAGAGAGAAAAGTTGCTCAAATTATATAAGAGCGGGCAGTGTGGAACTAAATTAGAATTATGTAAGGAACAATATATAGAATCTATGTTATATATGCCCGATATTAATTATGTAAAAATACATAAGTTTTTGAATAATTGTTGTTTAAAACAACTCGATGATACTTTTAATGATAATGTCGATTTAAAAAATGCTAAAAGAACGGATTTAATAGGGTTTAAGGAAGTATATGCTAAAAAGAGAATAACTAATAAACCTCGTGATTTAAGATTTATTCCTATAAAAGATACGGCGGCGATTTTAAATGATGATGAAGAAGTAATCAATCGCATATATTTAGAAGATTATATATATAACATAAATAATCATTCTAAAATAGTAAGAGAATGGTTGCGTGCGATGAAAGAAAAGAATAATAGTTTATTCCCTATTAATATTATAAAAGATTTTGAAAATAATAATATAAAGTCTATAAAATCAGGTATTACATTTAATGTAGGTCTATTAACAAAAACATCAAAACATGTAGGAGAAGAATTTATTGATAATTTTAATAATGTTAAGAAAAAAAGCGGAGGGAAGAAGGAGTCTAATGACAAAATTAAATACCAAAGTATAATCCGTGCTATAATGAAAATATTATATACTCATTTAAAAAATAGCGATAATAGCGACGAGATTAATACGTTATTAAATAATTCTATAAAAGATTTGAAAGATATAATAATAGATTTGAAAGCATTAAATAATATTTATAATGATGAAATAGAGAATGAGATTGATATTATAAATAAATATATAGTAAGTCGCGCATTATGTTGCCCGTTTAATATAGAGCAGACATTAAATGGAAAGATAATATCAAACGTTATTAGTCATCTATATATAGAGAAAATAACAACTAATATATATAAAGATGTTATGGAGATAATTAAATTATCATTTCCTACAATGGAAGAAAATATAGATTTTTTGAATAAGCAGCGCGAAGAAAATAAACAGGGGAAAATAAAGATTCTCAATGATAAAACCGTCGAGGATAATAAATTAATAAAAGAGATGAAAAAAGCAGGAATAAAATATGATATAATTCAAGAAAAAATAAATGAGGTCGATGAAGTCAATCAGTATAATTATGATACGCAAGAATTATTGGAAAATAATAACGATGATATCAATACTGACAATTATATATTATATAAGGATAATAATGCTGGAGAAAATGTAGAGGAAACTAATGATATGGATAATAAAATGACATCAAACGACAGAGAAGACGACGACGAATATATGGATACGCAAGATATGGAATATTTACATGATTAGGATGCGCACTATACATTTTCGCCTGCGCCATATATTTTAGTATCTTGCCCAGTCGCCGTCGTAGTAGGTAAATCGTTTTTCGGAGGCATCGTGGATATATTTACGAGTGATGCTCCTTGTGCTAGCATCTGGGATGCTTGAATTGCTTGTTCTGATTGTCCTAATAGAGATAATTGGGATGCTTGTGATAACTGCGATAGTTGTGATAACTGCGGTAGCGGAGTTTCCTTTTTACCTCCACTGAGTCTTTTGGCGACACTAGTATTACCTATGATGCCATTTAATTGAATAGGTATATATCTGTCAGCATCAGTGAAACATTTAGCAACTTCTATTTTATATTTAACAGGTATTTCTTCGAATGAGCAATCTTGTATTAAATTATCATATTTTAGAGATAATATATTATAGGTTTCTTTAGATACATGTCCATCACATGCTTCTATTTCTTGAGATAACAACATAAATTGTTGAGACAATTTTTTAAATATTTCAAACTTTTCGCTCGCCTTTATGCTATTTGTAAGAGACATTATAAGGACACTAACGGCATTTACAATAATATTCGGAATTTTAATAGCGTTAGCATCTTCACTGATACTATTTATGATACACATAGTAGAACTAGTTAATACGAGAGGTATATTAAAACAGAACTTTACAAAACTCCAATGCGAAGATGCTTTTGTACATAACAGCGTCATAGATTCGCATTTATCTAATAATTTATCAATATTATGCATTATTTTTTCGGTTATTCTTAGTTTATCTAATAATATAATATTTTTTTATTTGAATTATTATATTAGATAAGCGTATGAATATAGAAGTTAAAACAAACGACTGGGTTCTCCCAAATAGAGTTGGTTATAATAAACAAATATATAATACTTTTCATCCTTCAAAATATCAAAAAAAGAAAGTAGCGTCCGCATGTAATTGTTCAAAAGAATCATGTGAATTAGATGTATCCAAAGTATCTCTGTTTCCACAGCAAAGAATAATTAAGGATTATATGCAATTTGATAGTCCGTATAGAGGCATTTTATTATATCACGAATTAGGTTCTGGTAAATCCGCGGCATCTATCGCCGCATCAGAAGGATACATTAATCGCAAGAATGTTATAATTATGACACCGGCATCATTATCGCAAAATTATGAGAATGAATTAATGAAAATATCTACTATTGGATTAAATCTAAAGAAATCATGGACATGCGTTAAGTTAATAAAGACAAATGCCAAAATGATGGAAGACCTCAAAAAATACGCAATAGATAAGCAACTAATTAAAAAAGAGGGAACTGTATGGATTCCTTTATATAAGAAGGATATTGAAGGCGCCGAGATAATAATCGACAATATTAAATACGCCGATTTAAGTTCGAATTATAAAGAAGACATTAATAAGACCATAACACATATAATAAGAAATAGATATAGATTTATTAATTACAATGGGATAACAAAGAAAATGTTATCAGAAATGGGAGAAAATGTCTTCGACAATGCTTTTATTATAATAGATGAAGTACATAATTTTATAAGTAGAATAGCGAATGGCTCAAAGATAGCGATGGGAATCTATAATAGTATAGTTGATGCGAAGGATGTAAAATTGGTGTTATTATCTGGTACGCCAATAATTAACCAACCGTATGAAATATCCTTTTTAATTAATTTATTAAGAGGTCCTATGGTGACATATAAAATACCTATATTAAATGGTACTGCTGATAAAAGTGTTATAACAGATAAATTGATAAAATCGCAATACTACGATTATGTAGATGAATTATATCATGATGATAAAAATGTTAATATTGTATTACTACCTAAAAATTATGTTCGTAAAAGCAATGAAACTTCTGTTATAATAAGTAAGAATTGGAATAAGGATGAAGATACACTAATTAAAGAGATAATAAATGCTATAAATAATTACGAACCAATTAAACCGAGTAGTCCTAAAAAAATAAAATCTGTCATAAATAGTTTTAAAAGTGATAAACCATATTTAATACTTACAAATGGCACAACAGGGTCATTGAAAACAAAAATGGCGGAAGAAATAATTAAGGATTTAAAATTGAGCACTAATAATACAAAGATTAATATAGATGATTTAGTAGTAAATAATAAAGAATATAAGAGGCGCGTATTAGATATAATTAAGAAGATTAGTAAAGATTGTAATAATAAGCGGTCGTGTATTTTGGAAAAATATGACAATCCTAGCGATAAATTACTAGAAGATTTTAATAAAGCGTATTATGATGTTAGAACAGGTGCTGACGGAATTGGATGTACCTCTAAATTTAAGGATTCTTGTGATATATTGAATGATTTAAATTTAGAAAAGGCCTTAAAAGAAAGTAGAAATATTGTATTTGAATCGCAAGGTTTAACAATTCCCACATGGTTATTATCGCAACCTTATTTAACAGAAAAATATAATGTTATAGTCGGGTATTCGTTGGCATCTATTAAAAAAATAGTAGAAGTTATAATAAAAAGGGCGAAGGCGAGAATAGATAAATATGAGAAAAATCAAGACAATGAGGCACCGCGATATCCTAATATAAATATGAAAATAATTGGGGCAAATATAAAAAAAATTATAAAAACATTAAATGATTTGCGAAATATTTGTATGGATGATAGTAAGTATTTAACATGTGGAAATAAAAAAATAGATAAACTTCTAATATACGAGAATGATAGCGAATTCAAATTTAATCTAGTGTATGATAATAGTGATAAGATAACTGACGAGGATTTTAACTCTTTAATAAATAGTATAGTTAAGATAGACTCTAACGGCAATTTTAATACTGATGTTATTTTAAATAAAAAATTTAGTCGCGAAATTAATTATGCGCTACCAAATAAAAAGGAGGAATTTGATAAGTTTTTTATTAATGATGCTGACCCCGAAGATATCAAGATAATAAACGAGGATTTATTTAAAAGACGTGTTCTAGGTATTTTGAGTTATTATAAGACGACGGGTTCAGAATTATTTCCTACATTATTACCGGAAACTATTAGACGCATGTATATGACTAATCATCAAATTAAAAAATATATGGATGTCCGAAAAAAAGAAATAGATATGGATGATAAAAAGAAGAAGTTTGGTAATAAAGCAGCAGCAAATAAAGATGTTAGTTCAGTATATCGCGCATTTAGCAGATTAGTCTGTAATTTCGCATTTCCTAATGAAATACCACGCGAATTTCCTCAAGATATAAGACTTTTAAAGAAAAAGGAAATTGCTCTAAATGAAGATGATAATAGTAAAGGTAGCGACGATGATGAAAATGCCAAAAAGAAAGCGGATAAGAAGGATATAGATGCTGAATATAATAAAAAGTTGAATAAGGCACTAAATGATTTACGCAAAGGGGATTATTTAGAAAAGAAAAATTTACTTGAATATTATAGTCCAAAATTTGCGCAAATGTTAGAAGATGTGAATACTTCGCCTGGAAGCGTCCTGGTATATTCTCAATTCCGTGTAGTAGAAGGATTAGGAATATTTAAAGAAGTTTTAAATAAACATGGATATATTGAAATTAATATTGTTAAGAATGATGAATATGGATATATATTAGAAGACCCTGACGTATTTAATGAAAAATACGATAATAAAAGATATGTAGTATTCAATTCTGACCGCGAAAAAACTAATATCTTAATGAACTTATTTAATGGAGATTTTGCGAATCTTCCGGATACTATTAGATACAATCTACCAAATAAAGGCGAGGGTTTAGAGCAGAGATATGGAAATGTCGTAAAAATAATGATGATTACGCAATCAGGTGCCGAAGGTATATCATTGAAAAACGTAAGACGTGTGTTAATTACCGAATATTTCTGGAATTCAGTGCGTATAGATCAAGTAATTGGGCGCGCCGTTAGAACTTGTAGTCATATGTCATTACCAGTGGAAGATAGAAATGTGGGAGTTTATAAATATATAATGAAATTTACAAAGGAACAATTAATAAAAAATCCAACAATTAGAATAAAAGATAATGAACTATCTACTGACGAGCACATATATGACAAGGCCAATAATAAAGAGAAGTTAATTAAAAATTTCTTAAATATGTTAAAATCCTCATCGGTAGATTGTATAATACATTCGGCGATTAATCAACCTTTGAAAAATGGTTATAAATGCTATAATTGGCCTATAAATAAGAACAATGACAAATTGTCATTTACTCAAAGCATATTAGAAGACCGCGTAATAACACAAAATAAAAATTATGAGAAAACTAAAATAGATAAAGGGCGCGTAGTATCAAAAGATGGTATTAAATATGTTTTATTAAATGACAAACTATATGATTATTACAGTTATAAAAATGCCGGCGTATTATTATTGGTGTAAATTGCCTAATATATATAAAAATTAAATAATAGTAAATAAGAAGCACATACTTATTTTTAATAATAATTATAAATGAATAATATAATATTGAGAAGATATATTGGCAATATTAATTATGAATATGATGGGGAATTATTAAATGAGGTAAATGAAGAGGTTTTAATGACCGATAATATATCAGTACCATATCGCGAAGAAGGAAGAGCGAATAATACGAATAACGCGAATAACATAAGGTGTATATGTAGATATAGTAATACATTCAACCTATGTAATCGTATTATTACAAACAATTCTTTATATTGTAGATATCACAAAAATACTAAATTTGGTTATATACATAGTATTTTTTATAATGTATTTAAGGAAAAAGCAGAAATAACGATGAATGATTTATATATATTATATAAATATATAATTGGCGATGCGAATGATGTTAAAGACGCTTGTGCTTTATATGCCTTATATATTGAATTATTAAAAAATATGCCTTTTAAAATATTATTAAATATTGCGGAAGGATTGTTTATCACTACGAATAATCGTAAATATAGTAAGAAAGAACTATATAATATATTATATAATATAAATAAAAATACTTATGATTTTGAAAATAATAATATATGTATGGGAAAACTCAACAAGATACAAGATATGTTCAGGGAAAAATTGAAGAAAAATGTCAAAAACAAACTAAAGGATAATATATTGATAAAATATGATATTAATGAAGATTATATGAATAACGAAGAACTTTTCACGGGAGAAAATATATGTGAAATATCTGTAAATAGATTATATGTATTAAAAAACGAGAGAAATGAGAAGTATATTTTTGACGCAATAGAATTAGAATATTTTATTAGAAAATGTCTTGAAAATAAACAGGAGCCTTATAATCCATATAATCGCGATAAACTAGAACATGAAGTCTTGGTAAATCTTAATATGTTTATAAAATACAATGGTTTAGAGATAAAGAACGATGAATACTTATGGGAAAATAACATGCATGCTTTTACAGAATTATCATTGGAAATAGAGAGACGCGGATTTTATAATAGCCCCGAATGGTTTGATAAATTAAAAGACGCGGATTTCTTAAAAATAATAAAATATTTTAAATTATTCTCGAGTAATATACCAGAATGTAATAAATATTTCAATGATATACGCGCGGATACATTAGTATATGATTTTTGTAAAGATGCTATTAAGATGTTTAAGGAATGTAATGATGAATATTATGTATTGTGTTGTAATTTTATAAAAGCGATGGCGCTATGTTCGAACAATTTTTTCAATAATATTCCATCGTGGTTAATAGCGAATAATGAAAACATTCGCATAAATACAAATCTCGAAACATTAATGGGACTAATAAATAGAGACAATGCTTCTGAATTGACGAATAATTTTTTATTATATTATTATGTAGAACATATTTAAGATTGTAATATAAAAATATGAACACTAATATATACGATATTAAATATACTCCCGATTTCGCTTATACTCCTGTTAGTTCACAGAACTTACAAAATGTAATCGAAGAAAAACAAAAAAATGTAATAGATATATATATAATCAAGTTTAAAACGGCATTTTATGGATTTTTATTATTTATAATTTTATCACTTCCAGTAGCATATAAAATATTAGATATGATAGGAAAAATAATATCAAATAATATAGAAATTTATGATTTTAATATAGATGAACCTTCGCCACTAGGACGTGTATTTATGGGATTTATAGTTTTTATTCTACTGTTTATCCTATAATCTATCTACTTTTTATTCTTTTTAACTGCCTTCTTAACAGGTTCTGGTTCAGGCTCGGGTTCGGGTTCGGGTTGTTCTTCGTCCTTCTCATCTTCTTCCTCCTCCTCGTCATTCTCTTCGTCCTCCTCTTCTTCATCTTCATCTTCTTCTTCTTCTTCTTCCTTCGCAGGAGACGCTACTACTTGCTTAATCTTTTTATTATCTTTTACACTATCAGATACAATAGTCTTTGCGATTACTTCAGTATCTACGTCGATATCTTCATCGTCTTCATCGTCTGCTACATTTTCTTCATCACTATCTTTTACAAAAGTAATCTTTGATGTATTAACCTTTTGAAATTTTGCGGAAATAATCTTCCAACTACATCCGAACATTCCAGCGGAAAACCATAGACCATTCAATTGGATAATGAATTGCGCCTTTCCACCCTTGAGATTAGCAACATAGTCCTTGAAATCAATCTCGTTATTATCCATATCATATGCGTCAAATTCAAATTTATCTTCCAAGGAATTATAAGGGAGTTTCGCCTTAAAATTAGGAGGATATTTATCGGCATACATACCAGTTTCCTTGTCCTTATCGCGACGAACAATAGGACTAAACATATTCTCAATGGCGCCCTTATTGCCCTCAAAGTTCTTCTTAAACCACGCTACACTATTCTTACTAGCATCCTCGCAGATTTTATTTTCAAGTTCAATAAACTTATCGTGAAATGCCTGAAGTTTTGGATTCTCATCCATTCCCTTGAATGATGCCGTAATATCATACTTACGGGCTTCATCTTTGCGTTTCGGGTCATCCTTGATAAACTGGGTATTATCATTGACTCCATAAGGAATCGATAGAACAGGAGTTTGGATATTAATTTTTGAACCTTGATAATTAAGATAGACGGATTTAGCACCTGATTTCATAATCTTCATTTCAGAATACTTAATCTTGTCGACATTGAATTGCTTGGGGAGGAGAACGTTCATCGTTGTATATATATATTAATTAATCTTTATATAGACTATCA